AGCGCACAGTCGAGGCTAGGCAGGCCATAGCCATGTTTGTTGACAACAACTCACACCGCCTAGAGCACTGGCTTGATCAGGTCGCTAACGGCGTTCCTGACCACGATATAAAGCCAAACCCTGCCAAAGCCTTTGAGCTATTCCAATCGGTGGTTGAGTATCATGTACCCAAGTTGGCAAGGACAGAGATTACCGGCAAGGATGATGGGCCGGTAGAAATGGTGGTGACATGGGGCGGCGTGAAGTAATCATCCCTTACCACCCAAGGGCGGCTTTCATGCCGTTTCACTTGCGGACAGAAAGATGGTCATGCCTACTTGCCCACCGTAGAGCCGGAAAGACCGTAGCGGCAATCAACGACTTAATCAAACGAGCTATCACCGAAAGCGGTAGGGGCGCACAGTATGCCTACATAGCACCATTCAGAAGCCAAGCCAAGCGGGTGGCATGGGATTACCTCAAGCATTACGCCGCACCAGTAACCAAAGCCACAAACGAAGCTGACCTAATGGTGGAGCTGGTGAACGGTGCAAAGATCATGCTGTTTGGAGCTGACAACGCAGACTCTATGCGGGGCATGGGCTTTAACGGCGTTTATATGGACGAATACGGTGACTTCAGACCAAGCGTTTGGGGCAACATCATCAGACCGTGTTTGAGTGATCGTCTCGGCTGGGCCGTTTTCGGGGGAACGCCAAAGGGGAAAAACCAGTTTCACGACATCTACAAAGTCAGTCAGGTAGTGCCAGATTGGTTTTTGCTACGCCTACCGGCATCAGTGTCCAAGCTGTTGCCAGACTCAGAATTACAAGCAGCTCGGTCGCAGTTAAGCCAAGACCAATACGACCAAGAATACGAGTGCAGCTTTGATGCCGCCTTGTTGGGGGCATTCTTTGGTCAAGAGATGCGTCTGGCTGATGATGAGGGCAGGATTTGTGAGCTGCCGTTTGAGCCAGAATCGTCAGTCTATACAGCGTGGGACTTAGGTTACCGAGACGACACCGCCATCTGGTTTTATCAGGTAGTGCGGGGCGAAATCAGGGTAATGGACTACTACGCTGTCAGCGGCGCAAGCATTGAGGAAATCTGCAATGCGGTCATAGCCAAGGGTTACCGATACACCCGCCACCACCTACCGCATGATGCCAGAGCCAAAACCTTGGCCTCGGGCGGTAAGTCGATTGTCGAGCAATTGGCGGCACATCTAGGTGGCATGAGCAAGTTGGCGATAGTGCCTGAGATTGGCATACAAGACGGTATTCAAGCAGTGCGGATGATTTTGCCCATCTGTTACTTTGACTCCAGATGCAATGAGGGGTTAGAAGCGTTAAGGCAATATCAGCGGGAATACGATGAAGATAAGAAAACTTTTCGTCAAACTCCACGCCATGACTGGTGCTCACACCCCGCAGATGCGTTTAGAATGTTGGCAGTAGCCTATCGACAAGAGGCAAGAGATCAAACACCGCCCAAGGGCAAGACCCTGCAAACCATCACACTTGATGAGCTGTGGGATTATGAGATGCAACATAAAGAGGAACGCATATGAGCCAGCCAGTAGCAGAAGTAGGTGGATACAAAAACATCACCGCCACAGGCGCAGTCACTACTGGCCCTTGCCAGTTGATTGGTTTCTACGTCAATAACACCAGCGGAGGCACTTTAGTGCTTAGAGATGGCGGCGCAAGCGGTACAGCCATGTCTGGCACGATTACGCCAGCCATTGGATTTCACCGATTCCCTGCCAATGTTGGCACAAGCCTACACGCAACCGAGGGTGGCACATTGGATGTGACATTCTTTTTTGCCAGCGGTAACTGATTATGTACGAAGAAAACGGCGCATATGAGGGCGAAGACCCAGGCCCGTACTGGCATGACCAGATTGAGACCGCCATCAAGATATTTGACAAGTGGGAAAAGCGCGGTTTAAAGGTTGTCAAGCGGTATCGGGATGAGCGGGACGCTATTGAGATGCCAAGGATGAAGTTCAACATCCTGTGGTCAAACATCCAAGTGCTGTTCCCAGCCCTGTACGGCAGACAAGCCAAGCCCGAAGTTTCACGCCGGTACATGGATCAAGACCCTGTGGGTCGCCTTGCATCCACAATGCTTGAGCGTGTCATGGAGTACGAGACCACGCAATTCGGTGACTTTGACGCCGCAATGAGTGGTGCGGTGCAGGACAGACTGTTGCCTGGTCGTGGTACGGCATGGATTCGTTACGAGCCTGTAATCGTTAATGACCGCCCCGAGGTCGAGGGTGTGGAGCAAGACGAATCACAGGTCTATAACACCGTGAAAGACCCAACAGAGCGTATTGATGCGGCTCACAGCCCTATTGATTACGTTTACTGGTCAGACTTCTTGCATTCACCCGCCCGCACATGGGATGAGGTGTGGTGGGTAGCTCGCGCTGTCTACATGACCAAGGAGGAAGGTGTAGAGCGCTTTGGTGACGTATTCAACAACGTCAGCCTGACCAGTTCAAACACCGACATGGACGGCAAGAATCCATTGACCGCCAAGATGACCTACGACAAAAAGGCGATGGTCTATGAGATTTGGAACAAGCGCACCGCTAAGGTTTGTTGGATTGCTAAAGGTTATCCACAAGCATTAGATGAACGTGATGACCCGCTAGAGTTGGAAGAATTCTTCCCATGCCCTAAACCGTTGATGGCAACCACCACCACCGGCACAATGATTCCTGTACCTGATTACTGTGAGTACGAGGATCAGGCGCAAGAGTTGGACAACCTGACACAACGCATTTATTTGCTGACCAAGGCTTGTAAAGCGGTTGGCGTGTTTAATGCTGAGTTTAAAGAGCTGGCGCGGATGTTCAGCGAGGGCGTGGACAACAAGCTATTCCCTGTCACTGGATGGGCGGCAATGTCGGAAAAGGGCGGCTTAAAGGGCGCTATCGACATGATGGACACCTCGCAGATCATTGTGACCTTGCGTGAGTTGTACGCTGCTAGAGAACAGGTTAAGCAGTCGATTTACGAAATTATGGGCATATCGGACATCTTGCGTGGATCGTCTAAGGCTCAAGAAACCCTCGGTGCTCAACAGCTCAAAGCCAACTTTGGTAGCTTGCGGTTAAAAAGTAGTCAAGGTGACGTGGCTAAGTTTGCCACTGACATCTTTAAGCTCAAAGCGCAAATTATCTGTAAGTTCTACCCGCCTGAGCTGATTGTGCAAATGTCTGGGGTGATGAACACGCCCGATGGTCAAGACCCGCAGATGTTGCAGGCGGCATTAGAGATGCTATCCAACAGCACCATCCGCGATTTCCACATTGCGGTTGAGGCTGACAGTTTGGCTCAGATTGATGAGCAAGCAGAAAAGCAAGGCGCACAAGAGGCCATCCAAGCTATTGGTTTGTTCTTGCGTGAGGCAATCCCCATGATTAGCCAAGCGCCCGAAACCTTGCCAATGGCCTCCGAGATGTTGTTATTCCTTGTGCGCCGGTTCAGAGCCGGTCGGGGATTGGAGAGCGCGGTTGAGAGGGCAATGAAAGCCTTGCAAGACAAGGCAGACCAAGCGGCTCAACAACAGCCTGGCCCACCGCCCGAGATGCTACAGATGCAAGCCGAACAGCAAGCAGAACAAATGCGTATGCAAGCACAGGCGCAAACCGAGCAAATGAAGATGCAAGCACAGGCTCAGATTGAACAAGGCAAGGCACAGCTTGAGATGCAGATGCACCAAGCAAAGGTCGAGGCTGAGATGCAATTGGCTCAGATGAAAGCCGATTTTGAGACTGTTAAGCAGAACAATGAACTTCAAATCAAAGCCAGAGAAATGGCAGGGAAGGAAGAATATGAACGATGGAAAGCAGAACTTGACGCAGCGACTAAGATCATGGTGGCAAGGATTGGTAGCAACCCTGGCATCGACTTACCAGTGGTTGAAGCAGCGGCTGCACAAATAACCAATGAGTTGGGCGGCACAATTGTCCAAGCAATGGACAAAATAACCGCCTTGCACGACAACATGGCAAATTTGCACGGTGAATCAATGCAAAACATTGGCGCTGCTATGCAAAGGCTCACCGCACCCAAGAAAGTCATCAGGGGTGCTGACGGTCTTGTCATAGGCGTGGAGACCACATGAGCCTAGCTCTTGCTGATCGGGTTAGACAAACCACCACCTCAACAG